TAGTAAGAAGATTCTTAAAAAGCATGCTTTAGTACGTAGTGTTTCTTGCGTTGGTTGGCGAACATTTCTTGGCATGTTGGCTTATAAAGCAAAGCTTTATGGGCGTCAATTTATCACAATCAATCCAAGAAACACTACCCAAACATGTTGCGATTGTGGCTTTGTGATGGGTACTAATGGGACGGACAAACTAACGTTAGATGACCGAAAATGGACTTGTCCTAACTGTGGCATTCACCATATTCGTGACTGGAACGCAGCTAAAAATATTCTTGATAAGGGAATAGCTAAACTAGCTTAGCTTATCTGTCCCTATGGCAACCTGGGGACATAAAAGGCGTTGGTAATTAGACGACCGCTGTTTGATTACAATTTCGGTTGGTCAAATAAGTTGTCCCTATCTACGCAAATTGTGGTTTGAAATCCACGAGGATTTTCGGCTCACAAGCCACTAACTTTAGTTAGTGGTGGTTGACATTTCACAAAAAGCCTATGTTTTTACTGTTTTTGCTGTTATAATCAGCAATGTAAGTTAGGTAAGAAAAATAGAGGTTTTGGTAAAATGAGATATGTATTGGAAATTGAAAAAAAAGTAGATAATATATCGGAAAAAACCACAGCGTTAATAGGGAATGATTTCATTGATTTAACTTCTGAAAAAATTATTTCTGAAGAACAAGATGAGGATATTGTTTTTAAAAATGTGTTAAATAATAATGAAACGTTTAATGAAGCTTTTTCGATTAATATTTTTGATACTGAAAGATCTGAAATATTAAATACTGAATTCGAATATGAAGACAATTTGAAAACAGCACTATTGTTTTACTGTGTAAAGCAGGAAATACCATTTTCAACGGTACTTTCTTTCAAGACAACCATGAACATTGTCTCTAAAGAAGAGAAATCGATAGATAAAGCGTTCCGTAATTTTAATCAAGATGACATAATTAGTTTTGCTAAAAATCAAATAGAACAAGGATCATCTGTATATACAGCAAATAACAGAATATATCTGCTTTCGCGACTAGTAAAAGAATTACATGAATTCGCTGGAGAATATTTACCAGAAAGTAAAAAAGTGTATGATGAAACATTCATTAACATTTTTCTAAAGACGACAAAAAATTATGCTACACAAGAGTATGGTAATACCGCCTTGGCGAATGGAGAAATTCCTTTTGTTACAATAGATGATGTCCAAGAGGTTATGGAAAGAAAACCAGCGTCTATTGGAGCTATTTTTGTCTTAATCTTTAGAGGATTACGAGAAAATAAATATAATAAAGAAATTTCAACGTTAAAAGTTGGAGATATTAAAGGCAATCAAATTACAATAAATGGTGATATGCCTAGAACAATATATCTTGCTGAAGATGAGGCTAGATATATTGGAAGATTGTGTAAAGGTGCCTCTGAAAATGATTATGTGTTCCGAAATGAGTCTCCTAAATTAACCGAACAGGAGAAAAAACAACCTCTCAAAACTTGGGCTCTCCTTAATAAGAGAATGCGTCAGGTAGATAACATATTGGGCAAGAAGCCAACTTATAATATGATTAGACGAAGTGGTGAGGTTTACTATATTGCCAATCAACTAAAACGAGAGTTAAACGCTAATGCGGATAAAATAGCGATCATACGAGCAATAGATAAGTGTTTCCGAGAATATGGTGTGATTCCAATGGACAGCCAAAATATAATGGATTATAAAGGTAATTCGGGTATTGCTAAGAGAAGACGTCAAATGACTAATCTATATAAGAAGTATACAGAATACGTTACTGTATAAGATGAAAATTAAATAATTGTGAAGAGAGTCCGAATGGGCTCTATTTTCTTTAAATGTCTTTTTAGTCAAATAATAGACTTTCGATAAATAAAAATATATATTAATTTAGTAAACAACAGAAGAAGGAGGACGCAATGAAAAATATTGCTATTATGGGCTCCAGCGGTGGCGCTGGAAAGGATACTGTTGCAGATATAATTACAGATATTACAGGAATTGATTATCAAAAAATCAGTTTGGCGCAAGAAATACATAAAATTTGTAATAAATTAAGTTCCAACCCTCAACGGAACGAATTACAAGCTGTTGGTGAATCCATGCGAGATATTTTTGGAGAAAATGTATGGATGGATCTCACCGATAGGACTATGCATGGACCAACTATCGTACCTGATATACGTAAATTACTAGAATATTCTCATTATGTTGTTGAAAGAGATTTTTTGCCACTTTACGTATATACAGATCCAGAAATTACTCGTAACCGATTAAAAGCAAGAGATGGATCTTTTAATGAACGGGATTTAAAACGAAACATTGAGACACAAATGAATTTTATTCAAGAATTGCCGGCCACGAGAGTTGGCGATTGCTCACTTTACAAAGTAAATGATTCAGGAATTTTTAATAATATTTATATCATCGATAATTCACGCAGCATTGAAGAGACGCGTGAACAAGTAGAAAAGTGGTGGGATCTAGTTGGCTAAACAATATACACATATGATTAGATTGGGCATTGGCTTGGAGTTAACAAAACTACTATCACCAAAGAATATCCCCGGTGTAAAAGCATATTTAGGTATTGATAATGATGCTGAATTAGTAAATGCAATTGCTCAAGATCAATATTCAAAAATAAAAAAGGCTTTACAAGGAACTGGTTTAGAAATAATCGAAGCTGATTTTGATCAGATCCAACAATCAGATAACAGTGAAAATCCTACGTCAACTGAGCCTGTTGTGGAAAAATTAGCGTCAGAAACAAACGAAGAAGATAAACATAAGTCTGAATCATCCAAAAGTACAATTAATGAAATTGACTACGATGTAAATGCATACTTACTAGATCAACTAAAACCTATTCTTGAAAAGGCGAAGAACGGGAACTTAGAAATCACAACGATTACTATTAATGGTAATTATGTTGTTTATCTCGTTACTCCTGATGAATTAAAAGAATTAGCTGGATTAGATGATGATGTGGAGATTGATTTCGACGAATTAGACGCTAATCAATTAGCGATTATCAATTTCGTTGATCGTAAGGAAAATATGACATTCGAAATCATTAAAGAAAAAGAAACGGAGAAGGTATTAGATGGCAAAAACTAAATTAGAAACAGAACTTCGCTCAGGTATTTCTCGTTTTGTATTACGAGGAACCGCAGTAGTTGATGATAAGACATTCCCACGAGAGGATACTGTTTCAGATTCAGGTTGGAAGTATCGTAGATCTTCTTTCGCTATTAAAGTCGGTGACAATAACTATCAATACGTAGAAATTATGGGTGGTCGTAGCTCGGAAAACCCGGTTATTTATACTATGAATAATGATAATGAACCAATTCAAGTTAAGTGGGATTTACGAACTAATAAGACAGTTCTAGAAAATATTCCAAATAGAGAATTTATTCGCATTGCTATTGAGAAACAAGAAGGTAGTGATAAGGCTACATTGAAGAAGTTCTTATCACCAGTTGATGCTATCGAATATCTTGCAGAACATTTAGAAGATGGTACACCTGTTGAAATCCGTGGTGATGTTGAATACCAACAATACAATGGGCGTACTCAACAAAGATTGAACGTAACGCAGATCTATCTTAAGAATCCAGAAAATGATGACTTGGCAACAATGTCGCAAATGTACTTAGTAGATAGTAATGCTCTTCCACGTCAATGGAAAAAGAAAATTGAAGAAGATGGACAAATCAAGGTTAATCTTTTTGTTCCACAATATGTTGGAAAGTACAACGGTAAGAAGATTAAGAAAACTGTTGCAATGCCACAGCAGATTGTAATTAAGACTAATGAAGATGATGAAAATCACGAAAAGTTCATATCAAAAGTTGAAGAGTGGTTCACAGTAAAGAAGGGCGTAGTACGCAAGATGGATATCGTTACCAAGCTATTCTTTGGGTATGAAAGTTCTACAGGCAACATTGAGGTTACACCGGAAATTCAAGATCTTATTGATGCTGGGATTATGACATTGGAACAGGTGCAAAATGAAGCAACGATTACAGAAAATCGCATTGAAGAAAATGTGTTTGATCATCCAATGATTCATTCTGAAGATGGTAAAATTCTACCACTCTTTAGTGATACTTACTCACCAGAAGCACTAGTGATGTTAGAAGATGAAACAGACGAATTTGATAATGAAGAGGACGATCAAACAGTAGATACTACCGTTGACAGTGAAGAAGACGATGTATTTTCAGATGATGATTTATTTGCATAATATAGGGGGAAATTAATTGAGTATTTTAAGTGGATTGCGCAAACCTAACAGTCGTAAAAAGGGTATGAAGATTCTTATTTACGGTGAACCCGGTAGTGGTAAAACGGTATTTGCATTATCATTCCCAAAATCAATCGTTGTTGACAGCGAAGATGGTTGTTCGTGGTATGAGGGAACAGAACGCACACGCAATGTTGTGGGTATATTAGATTCGCAATCATATGACGATCTTGAGAATTTGATGGACGAATTAGATGACGCAAATGATGAAGAGTTTTCGTCACTTATTATCGATTCAGAGACTAAGGTTTATGAAAATATCAAAGAAGCGTTACAAAATGTTGAAGAGACACGTGCAGCACGTAAGGGACGAGATATTCTTGATGCTAATTTATCTATGCGCTCCTATGGGAAGATCGGTCAATTATCAAGCCGACTTCAAAACGCAAAGTTACGTTTAGCAAGCCGAGGGTTAAACATCATTTCAGTTGCACAAGCGAAAGACGAAATGGAAGACACAGGTAATGGACAGCGTGTAAAGGTTGGAGAAATGCCGAACATGGACAAAGGAGCTCGCTTTGATTACGATGTAGTAATTCGCCTATTTACTAAGGATAACAAATACTATGGCAAAATCGAAAAAGACCGACTAGAGGTATTTGAGCGTGGTGATATTATCGAAAACCCAAGTTACCAAAATTGGGCTCACCGCCTTGAATCTAAGGACAACCAAGGAGAAGTGGTTGCCAAAGACTTCAGTAAAGATGCTGAAAAATCTCAAAAAGCCTACTATGAAGAAGTAAAGGGCGAGATGAGTTTTGCAGATCGTGTAAAGGAATACTTTGCAACAATTGATGCAGACACAAAGAAGAAATTTGTTGAAGACATGGTTGCTGCAACAGGAACTAAGAAGATTAAGGAAATGAATAAAGAACAACAGGATAAAGTTTTAGCTTTAATGAGTAAATAAATAGACTTTATAGAAAATAAATATATAAAACTTGCGGGATTACTCCCGTGTACATATTAAATAAAAACAATGGGGGTTTTGAAAATTACAGTACGTAGTTACGTAAATCGCAAGGGTGAACGGATTGTTGTAACTTCTGAACACATTGAAACTGCGATCAAAATTAAGGAAGAGTTGCAAAAACTATCACCTACACGACGTTGTTCGTGGGCTAAACATAAGAGTATGATGCAACAAGAAGGTTTTACAGATAGCGATACTAATGAAAACTACCGTTGTTTAATCAAGCGGTGTCAAAAGGAACTAGGAATATTGCCGAGCCAAATAACACATGCAGAATTAGTTTCTGATGGTAAGTTGCAAGCTATTAAAGATGAAATTGGCAGTCTTAATAGCACTAAATTAGACTTGCAAGAACAAGCACGTCGTACTAGAAAGCTAATTCGTGACACAAATAAAGGTGTTATCTTTACTGAGGAAGTAGCAAAAGCGCTACAATCGACTACTTTAGTTAAACCTAATAATCCAGTTGTGTTACCAGATTGGGAAACAGACGAAGATAATTCAGTGATTGTATGTTTATCGGATATTCATTACGGGGCACACGTTGACATTTCTGAAAACTACTATGATACAGAAGCGGTTCGATATCTTTTAGAAGAATATGCACGTAAGGTCGTCGCTAGTATCAAGCGATTCCATGTAACAAGTGTAGATATTGTTAATTTGGGCGACATTGTAGAACATGCTTATATGCGCAATCAAAATCTATTCGACTCAGAAGAAACATTGTCAGAACAAATTGTTAATGTAACACGATTAATTATTGAATTTATTCAATATATTCGTGACAACGTTGAATTAGTAACATATCGAGCAATTGCAGGGAACCATGATCGCATGCAGGGTGATAAGAATAATAACTTAAATAATGATCATGCAGTTCGAGTAAGTAATAGCATTATTAAAATGTGGATTGAGTTAGCGGGCTCAGATGTAAAGTTTATTGACGCAGATGACTATTTTACTGATTTAGATTTAAGAGGGTTCCATTTCGCATTTGTACATGGTGATCGAAACAGTATTAAAAAAGCAACTACTTTAGCTGAATTGGGTGAAATCCATGACAAACATTATGATGCAGTAATCTCGGGACATATTCATCACAATTATATGGTTGAAGTTGGTAATAATCGATATCAGGTAGCGTTTGGTTCAGTTAAAGGAATGGATGATTACTCAGTTAAATTAGGTGCTAAATCCTCACGATCACAAGGGATAGTACTTGTTAACGATAGCAATTTTGAAATTAAGACGATTGGACTGTAGTTATGGAAGAATTACCGAAAGATCAAAGAGAGTTCTGTTACTACTGTGACAAAGAAATACTTGATGATGATTGGGTACTGAAACCTATTTATATCACTCATTCTAATGGGGTAAAAGAAGAAGTGACACGTAAGTTCCACTATGATTGCTTACCAGTTTTTCTAGAAAAGCAGAAGAGTGATAAGGATAAACATATATATAGTGCGGAATGGGACGATGTATATAGATATTTTCAAGATAATTTATATACTGCTACTGCTGATGGTGGAAGAGGAAATGAAACCATTCGCAAATATTACGTTACTCGTCTGTTGGGATTGAAGGTAGGCAAATTTGCTCCGAAAAACACTAATACACGTGGGACAAAGCAGGGTTATAGTTTTGCCACCATGCTAAATACTATGAAATTCTGTAAACCGATCATCGAACAACGTAAGAAGGTTGTGAGATTCCGAGACGAGAGGCATGAAATCAATTATATTATGACCATCCTTGAAAATTATATTGGGACAATTGATAAGAACATGAAACGAGTAGAGCAATTGCAGAAGAAAGCGGAAAAGCTCAAACAAGAGGATATGACATATCATGGTGTTTCATATAAGAAGAAAGGTACAGGGAAACGAAAGGTAAGTTTAGTATAGTAATGATGGTAAATGAAGCAAAATTAAAATTAGTTGATTCTAAAATTGAAGATAACCTTGATATTTTATTAGCAAGTTTTGGATTATATGGAATTGTAAGGTCAGAATTAAAAATGAAGAAAATCGTTGAAGTTCTAGAAAGCTTATCTGGAGATTTAACATCAAATATCAGTTTATTTTTCGAAGAATTGGAATTTTATTACGCAAAAGATATTCAATTTAAACGATTCCCTATTCATGAAATTCAAAATTTTATTGCTGAGGAACGCAGCTATATTTTGGCCAAACTATTAAAATAAAGATTTTTGGAGAGGACTGGAGACTTGAAACGAACTACGAAAAAGGAAAACAGCTTTGTAAAAACCGACTTTTATAAAGAACTTGAAAAAGAAAAATCAATTATTGAAAGTCAACTAGTCTTTAGTCTTTATGCTAATACAAATTATTATTACGACTACGAATTAAGGTTAGAGGACTTTGATAGTTCTATGTGGCGATTCTATTACCGTATGCTGAAAGAAATGGTAGAAGATCGTAAATTACGTAAGATGGATGCGGTTTCGGTCTCAGCTTATGTTTCAACTAAAAATGAAAAGTTCCAGGATCTCTATAAGAAATGTGGCTCATACGAAACGATAGAAAAGGGTATGAACATTGTAGAGGATACCAATATTGAAAGTTACTTTAGTGAGCTACAACGATATAAGACCCTCTTACGCTTAACTAAAGCCGGTTTTCCGATTGAAAAAAATTGGAAAACCTACCAGAGTATGGATTTAGAGACCTTAAATGAAGTCTTAGAAGGACTAGTCGCAGAAGCATTTGTTGATACTCAATTAAGCAATGACAAGGTCGAAGATATGTTCTCTGACATTGATGAAATGCTTAAAAAGTCAGATGAAGGAGAAGCGAAGGGTCTTCCTATCGGTAGTCGATTACTAGACGGAATACAAAATGGACTTGCTTTAGGTAATATCACAATGGTTGCTGCAAACTCGGGGGTAGGAAAAACCTTCTTGACAACAATGTTACATATCCGTAGCTCTATTAGAAATGGTGAACCAGTATTAATAATTGCCAACGAAGAAGAAAGAAGTAGATATCTTCAGGGGTTATTGGTGGCATATATAAACAGTTATCATCCAGAAGCAGAATTTAATAAAAGTAGATTCTTAAATGGTGGCTTCACTGATGAGGAATGGGATCTCCTTAATGAGGCGAGAGATTGGTATGACTCCAAAGTTGAAGAGGGCATGATAAATTTTGTTAACATGAATGAATTCAGCATGGCTAAAACAATTCGCTTAATAAAGAAGTATGCACGGCTATATGATATTAAGTATTTTATTCTAGATACGTTGAAATTAGATAATGATACATATAGTCGAGTTAACGATAACTCATGGTTGCAGCTTCAGCAAAATATGGTAAAGCTATATAACGTTATCAAACCAAGCAACCTAAATGTACATATTTGGGTCACAGCTCAGATGACTAAAACAAATCGGAGATCACGTTATTTAGATCAAAGTATGATTGGAATGGCAAAAAATGTGACCGATGTGGTTTCATCACTAATGTTGATTCGTATGGCTAGTTTATCTGAGAAAACGGGTGATAAAGCTTTAAAGGTTATAGGAAGAGACCACCATCAACATTTGTTAGATGAAGATAAAGATTACATGATTGTATTCTGGGATAAGAACAGGCAGGGAAAAACAAATCGGCAAGCTGTTCTAGAGGTTGATCGTGGTCTTAATACAATTAGAGATGTGGGACTTACACAGATCGACAATGACTTAGAATGATAAATACTTGTTAGTGGCAAATATATATGTTAGACTCTTATACGAGTTACCAGTAAAATAATAGACTTTAGGTGAATATAAATAACATCTTTGCTGACTGATGATTTTTACGAACATCTTCATAAACTAGAAGAGCTACGCACAACACAGGAATCTTGGGTAACACGAGTGAGTGATGATGATAAGGATCTAAAGTGGTGCCAAGCATTTATTCATAAAACATTATATCCATATGAAAACCGAGAATCGTTTGCAAATATTCTATTGCAATGTTATCAAGACGGTCATGATAACGTAAACAAAATTGGGAAACATCTTGGTATGCATCATACAACTGTAAAACAACGTATTGAGGAACTTGAGTTAAGTGATTTTTATGAATCCCTATATCTGTTGTATCACGGGGTGATCATGCAACGTAGCGAAGACGGTCAAAGTTGGTTTATGCGAAATCGGCAAACGGGTGCTGAATTTATCGGATTTAGTGATAGACGTGCACTGGGTCCAATGATTACTGCCAAGAAAGAAAAACATGGTTTTAAGGCGTATAGGGCGCGTGACTGGAAAGAAGCACACCCAGACTTTACTTTGCCGTTAGAGGAGGTTTTACATAATGAAATTATCAAAATTAAAGACTGAGCCTTTTACGTTTACTTTAAAGAATGACTTTAACATGACTGGATTTATGCTAGAGCTTAAACCTGAAGAAGCATTTGAAAGTAAGCGTGTTGGTAGAGATAAATTCGCAAGAACGAATACGACCTCAAATGTAAAATTAGCGAATAATCTTATTTTAAGTGAAGATAACGTTTCTAAACTAATACAAGCGGGTCGAAAAGTGATGATTTACTATTTATTAGAAAAAAGATTAGATGTATACAACTATTCAAGTGAACTAGACGTTCTAAATAAGGTGTTGAAATATTAGATGGAAGAACAAAAGACAATATCAATTATAGGTTCCCTAAATCGCCTTATTTATGAAAGTGATACATTCAAAATAGCACGAATATATGTCAAGAAAGTAGAGGCAGGAACGCCTGCATATAACGATGACGGTCATACTATTATCCTGACTGGCGATATGTCTATCGTTCCAAATTATGACTATGTGATTGAATGTGAATATAGTGTTCATCCAAAATATGGCCCACAATATAAGCTGATAACAAGTCGTCTTAATCGACCAATAGAAACTATGAGTGCATCAGAATTTCGAGATTTCTTAGTATCAGTTAATCCTGTCAAGGCTTTTGCGATTAATAAAATGTATCCAGACTCTCGCGAGGTCTTTGAAAAGCAAGATAAAGAAGCTTTGATGGAAGTGCCTGGGATTGGTCCCAAGACGGTGGAGAGTTTGTTATTACAATATAACGAACAGCGAGATTTTAGTACGGCTTTTGCTATTTTTGGTCAATGGGGTTTTACTAAAGCAAAGATTAAAGAGATTGTAAGAAATTTCAATTCTATGGAATTAGCAATTGAAAAATTTAAGAAGAATCCATATGTGTTAATGAAAATCCCCGGAATTGGATTTAAAACAATTGACGATAAGGCGAGAGAAAAAGGTATTGCTGAAAATGATCCTAGACGTGTAAAAGCATATCTAATTGATTATTTTCAAAATCTAGCTGAGGACGGTAGTTCCTATACAAACATTGATAGTCTAAAAGACCATTTACGCAAGAAAATCTTTGATTGTAATATCGTTGACACATTTGCGATGCTAAACAAAGACGATAAATTTATTGTCTATAAAGCACCAGAAGGCATCAGAATTGCCTTGCGCACGTATTATGATATGGAAAAATACGTAGCACGAAATTTAAAAAGATTAGCTGAAGCAGATTCAAAGCTAGACTTAGATGGGTCGGATCAGGTTATAGAAAAACTGCAACAAGAACAAGGCTGGGATTATTCTCCAGAACAGATAACAGCTATTAATCAATTACTGAAAGAAAATGTTGTACTCCTACGGGGACCTGGTGGTGTAGGAAAGACCACAGTTTTGAAAGCTATTGTTACTGTAATGAACAAAAAAGGGTATAGCATTGCTGCTTGCGCATTAGCTGGTAAGGCAGCAGACAACCTTACAAAGGTGACGGGATTACGCTCTACTACAATTCATTCACTATTACTTTCTCATGGGGAGGGTATTGATGAAGACGTTGTTATAGTTGACGAGATTTCAATGGTAGACATTACATTGTTTGCCAAGTTGGTTGGGGCTATTGCCAAAGGAACAAAACTTATTATGGTTGGGGATAGCGCTCAGCTTGATGCAATTGGAATCGGTGTAATGAAAGGTATATTAAATTCAAATAAGCTTACTGTAGCTACACTGAATAAAATTCATAGACAGGCAAAAAATTCAGCAATTATCACACATTCATTACAGTTTAGAAGTGGTAATATTCCAACGGGATTATCACAAGAAGCTAATTGGCACATGATGGGTCGTAATAAAGACTTAGGTTATGTTTTAGAAGAAGATGAAAGTGACATACTTAAAGATACAAAACGTGTATTTCAGTATGCAATAAAGAGCTACTCTATTGCCGATGTTCAAATTCTGTCACCTACTGTAAGGATCTATGATAGATTAAATGCCTATGCGCAGAATATTGTTAATCCAGATAAAGGAGAACCATCAATTAAAATGTATCCTAAATTGCCAGGTGCATATACGTTACGGGTTGGTGATAAAGTGATTAACACAAAGAACAACAGACACACTTGTGATCCAAGTGGGACGGTTGAAATTCCTATTTATAACGGGAATACAGGAATTATTGAATCGATTGAGTCAGATAATGCAAAAACAGAAGTTATTATCAATTTCGACGGTATTGGACGTGTATTAGTTGATAAGGGCGATTTATCAAGCATTCGTCTTGGTTATGCTATTACTGTCCATAAATCACAAGGTTCTACTATTCCATGTGTCATTATTGCACTACCGTTTCAGTATATGTTGAACAGTCGAGAGTTGTTGTATACGGCAATTACACGAGCTAGTGATAAATGTTATGTCGTTTCAAGTATGAAGACATTACGATCTACGGTAAAAAAGACTAGTAGTGTAATCGCAAAGACAAACTTAGAAGACTTTTTGAAGGGAGCATTGTAATTGAGTGTAAGGAAATATAAGAAACGTCAAGTAATGGTTGAACGTATATGGGATTACGGTGGTACTCAATACGTTGACTTAAAAGACGTTCAAAATGGTAATGAATTTCAAGGTATACGGGTTGATGAATTAGATAAACCCAAGGGTGTTGCCGTTACATTTAAGAAGGGTGATGAAGTAATCGAACTAATTAAAGGAAGTATCGATTATCAACATTTTTTACAAGAAAATGAATTGAAAGAAATGTTTGTGGAGAACTGCTTAAAAGGTATAACTAAGACTCATAAGGGATTTATTATTCATTATAAATAAGTCGTAACGTTCTGGGAGAGTGCGGGAAGGACTTATTATGCATAAAAGAATATCAACAATTGAAGCGTTGGAAATGCTGAATTATATGAGAATTACTGGTTGTTTACCAGAAGATTCGTTTCTGTACATTGAGTATAAGAAATTAATTAGTCAACGTATTCAAACCTTGGGACTATTGTATTAGTCCAGAGTTACAAATGTGGCGTTATTAACTTTACTAGGAGGGCATATCGCTGAAGTTAAATAGAGAGCCTATGTATTTTTACTATAAAGGCATTCAAATTATTCCAGTAAAACAATGGGAAGTAACAGGTGACAATGGAACAGTTCAATTTATTGATGCAGTTGATATGAGAACTAAACGAAAAATGACAGGGTTGCCTGCAAAGAGAATTGTTGTAAGTAAAATTCATATATTATCAGACAAGGAGGAAGTAAATGGAAAAATCAGTTAAATTGTCTATTGGAGCAGTTGTTGTATTATTGGGTGTCACTATTGGTGGCTTCCGATTCTTTGAAAAAATTGATAATGGTAACGTTGGTGTTCGATACTCAATGTCAGGTGGGGTCCGCGATTCTGCGTTGAGCCAGGGGGTTCATTTTGTCGGATTGGACAAGGTAACTCAATATCCTGTTCGTAGCCAAACCGTTAAGCAAAAAGTTGGTTCGGCTACAAAAGACGGCAAGAAGACTACTGTTAATATTACTTACGCTTATCATGTTGACCCAACTAAAGCAGCCAAAGTTTATAAGAAGTTTGGCTCTGCGGACATTAAGTCTGTCGAAAACGGCTGGCTTAATCAAAAACTTCAAAAAGCTAGTCGTGATGAGCTGTCCAAGTATAGCTTGCTTGATGTAATGGGTTCTGGCTCTGCTAAGGTCCAAGGCGCTATTTTGAAGGACTTCCAAAAGTCAGTTGAAGACCAAGGATTCATTGTTGAAGATTTAAGTTTCGGCGTTCCTGATGTTGATGCTCAAACTCAAAAATCAATTGATGATTTAATTAAGGCCAGTCAAGATAACGAACGGGCTAAGTTAGAAGCAAAGACTAAGAAGACCGAGGCCGAAGCTGATGCAAATGCAAAGATCGCACGTGCAGAAGGGGAAGCTAAGGCAAATAAGAAGATTTCTGATTCAATCACTGATAAGAATATTCAATACATGGAAGCTCAAGCACACCTTAAGCATGGTTTCGTTACTGTTCAAGGTGCAAATGGTGTGATTGTAGATCAAACAGGTAACAAGTAATGGGGTATTTTATTGTTAAGTCATTAACGATGATTATTGTCATCGGAATATTGATTTTTGGTATTTTATTTCTATCTGATAAGAAGAGTAATAACTCGGATAAGCAGCTCGAAAATAAACGAGTGAAAGCTACTAATAAGAAAGAGGGAATGTAGAAAGATGGATAACGCTATTGAAAAGATTGCATGGTATAACGTATTTAAGCCAAGCTGGTATGTAGAGCAAATGAAGGGGTGGACAACCCGATCATATGGTTTATTACTTATTGGAATTGGTTTAATTGTAGGAATGACTATTGGTGGTGGAGTATTTAATCCTGTTACTATGGCAACTATGTTTGCAGGTGTACTAGGATTTACATGTACCCTGTCAATCACCAATACTAAGCCTCTAAATGGGGTTTTGGGTCTTGTATCAGCGTTGATTTATATTGTTGTAGCAGTTCAAGCAAAGAATTACAATGATGTGTTATTACAGGCTATTTATATTTTGCTACTTGATTTGCCTGTGTTATTAATGCCTAGTTGGGCTAAAGACGTTGATAAGAAGGTACGGTTCTTACATGAGCGTGGCCGTGGATTAACTAATTGGGTATTGGTAATTGTATTTTTTGTTGTGTTGACTGGTATTCTGTACTACTCGGATACACATATCTTTATTAGCCCACGTCCATGGATTGATAGTATCGCTGCCTCTATTGGTATTACTGGTGCAGTATTAACCACGTTGCGATTTAGTGAAAGTTACTATTGTTGGACTATCCAAGGGTTAATGTCAGTGATTTTATGGGGAGTCACAGCAGCACAAGGAGATGCAAACTTTGTATTATTTGTAACCTACATTCTCTATCTTACAAATGATATGCTTGCTTTCTTTGATAAGAATGTGTCGTGGTTTCATCATAAAACAGCGAAATAAGAAGAATTGGATTGGTGTACAACCAGTCCTTTTATTTTAAGGAAAGAAAATGGCAAGATATATTAAGTGGGTGAACTAATGATTAAGGTAAAGATTTATACAAAAGAGCATTGTCCTGCTTGTATGATGACCAAGAAGTTATTTAATGAGTTAGGCGTAGATTATAAAGAGGTAACAGTTCTTCAAGATAGTCCTATGTTAGAAGTTTTATGTAAACAGGGGTGGCACAGTTTTCCCGTAGTAGAATGGCTGGACGAAGAAGGCGTAGGAGACGCTTGGTCGGGATTTAAACCAGATAATATTAAGGAAGTAGCTGGCTGGTACGCAAATGATAGGTTATAGCAATGGCGTCATATCAACGATTTGATAAGATTATCAAATTTTCCAAAACCTTTTTAGTAAATTAATAGACTTTTTTGATAGTAAATGGTAATATAATATACGTGGTCAGGATATGAACTGATCAAAAGTCACGGAAATGGCTTTGGTAACTCATTTCAAATTTTATACCTCGCAAGGCTAAGCCTTGTTTATGTTTCGGTAGCTTAACTGGATAGAGCATCGGTCTTCTAAACCGAGGGTTGCGAGTTCAAGTCTCGCTCGAAACATTGCGAAGAGCGGAAAGACAATACGTACATTTTGGAAGTACACACTCCCTATATATCTTTTGAATTCATAATACAAACATACTTTTCTAATTTTTAATCATCCATGTTTGTCTTTATAGAGGTTCGACTCCTCTGCTTCGCATAGGGCAGAAATGTCCGAAATTATTAAACATTTACGTGCTGTGTTTGATAATCAAAAATTGTTGATTCATAAATTTTCATTTCTTTTTATCTACTTTTGTTAGCGCACTGCGGTTCGATTCCGTTTTGTGTTATTCCCAGCTAAGTGGTTGGGCTGGGGAACTCCTTTCATGGTTAGCACCTCCGAAATATGAAAGATTGATTAGTCAGATAAGATATGTGTGATCTTGTCTGATAAGGTTCGGCATAGCTCAATGGTAGAGCGGCGTCAGAATACGCGATATGTGGTTCGATTCCCATTACCGACATTCCTAGCAATAGGTTGTTTCAAATGACGGAAAACGTTTGGAATGTAAAAACACCTAACGTATGTTCAATAGGTTATATTTTCCATATACCTTTACCTTTACATTTTTCAATTCGATCATTGTTATGTATTTGTTGAAATGCATAACAATGATCGAATGGTCTAATTGGCAGGATAGCAGTCTCCAAAACTGTTGGTCTAGGTTCAAGTCCTAGTTCGTGTGTTGGGTGGTTTGGTAGCATACATCCAGAATCAAATAATAAAACTACCAGCCAACAGAGATGTTGGTAAGAAGCATAAAAAACAAAAAGTAGGGTAGGGCAGCAGGAGACCTAAGCCGCACGAAACTGTCCAGGTTGCGGTGGGTAGTTTAATGGAATTTCTTCTACCAGTAAAATGCTTCTTTTATAAATCTGATTACGGCTCACGTAGAGCTTCGAAATACAGAATAATTACCCACCTCGGTGTTCGTGTGAATGCAAAAGAAATAGGTATGACAGATAAGAAAGAGGCTGTCTTGTTAAAGATTAATCAGATTAACGTGGAGCTTGACTCCTTAATCGACAGTTATTGTCGAGAGAATCAACCCTCTCTCAATTGGTTGAATGATGGGGTGCACCGTCACCGTTAAAATAAAACGGTCTTATATAGAGGTTGCCGAGCCTATCAAAACGGCAATGGCCTACGTGGCCCGTGCATTGCGACTTTTATTAACAGTTTTCAACTGGCACGTAAAAATACAGTAACGAAAACGATACATGTATTATGTTTGGGGCTTGGTGATAATGGCAGGGTGCTAGCGTACGTTTAGGGTTCGATTCCCTCCCAAGCTATTCTCTTTGCTACACAAAGAGAACGCCAAGTAAAGTGGATATATGCCTAAATCATGGCGCTTCACTGCCCATTGGTAGTTGTTGTATTTTGGTAGCCCTAGTCAGGCTATTAAGAAAAACCAAGCGGCTCGCGTCATGGCGAACCCCGTGAAAGTAGAATGAGTGACCATGACCACGAAAGCTTAACGGCATTTCTACAAGGTAGGTTGGTGGTGAACCTACTAATTAATCATTCGGGGACAGAATTGCTAAGTCAATGTCCATCAAAAAGATATAAGCTCTAAGAGTAATTAGGCTGATACTTAGCACAGCCAACAAGCTCTTAACTTGTCAGTCCACTATCTAACGTTTCTGGGTGGATATTCTTATTACGAAGTAGCTTCAAAATTGGGAAAGCGATGGGAATGCGCATGAGAAAAACAAGACCCATAGATCGCAGGTTCGAATCCTGTCTTCGTAGTTGATTCTAGTGTGCCGTCGCTAGAATTGTATTTCACTTAACGGAGCGGAGAGTAAATCCAGTGTGTCCTTGGGAACATAGACTGTAAAACTGGTGTCTCGAAGTCAACACGAGGGTAGGGTAGGATGCCTAGTATTGTTGGCATGTGATAGCAGCGGGGTGTAGCTGCGAAGATAAATAAATCACCTCCCATTACACTCCCATGGCCTAATTGGTAAGGCTCTCGGTTTATACCCGAGCGAATGCCAACAGATTATTGGATGATCCGAGTTCGAGTCTCGGTGGGAGTATAGCGGCAAGCAGGGTCGGTAGTTCAGTTTGGTAGAACAAGTGCACAATGTCGTGGGTTCGAATCCCACCCGTCCCATAGCTATAATTAGCGAAATTCTTTATTACGTATTTATAACGAGACATACAAATAAAGCGTCACTTTGCGAGATTGGTTAGAATCTGGTGACGCTTTTTGTATACAAAAATTTAAGAGGAGCTGAGTATTATATTGATTACAATGTCAGGAATCATAGGGTCCGGCAAAAGCTCGATGACCAAGATTTTAGCAGAACAGTTGGGAACAGAACCATTTTATGAACCAGTAACGGATAACCCAGTACTAGAAGATTTTTACAAAGAAAACGAAGAGGTTGCTAGGAAGAGAGAAGAGGGAGATATGGAAGCAACAAATCCTTTTGCATTTGTACTACAAGTGTTCTTCGTTAACAAACGTTTCGATCTTATTAAGAAAGCAATGCAAAACAATAATAATGTTCTGGATAGATCAATCTTCGAGGATGCGATTTTTATGAAGATGAACGCTGACATGGGTAATACTACCGAAGCAGAATACGAAATCTATAAAAAACTCCTCGATAATATGATGGAAGAATATCCGCTATTTAGTCCTGGAAAAAAGGCACCAGATTTAATGGTAATGATTGACGTCTCATATGAAACGATGATTAAGCGAATTAAAAAGCGTGGACGAGAATACGAACAAATTGAAAATGATCCATCTTTAGTCAATTACTATAAAACTTTACTTGAGTATTACGAAGATTGGAAACATATCTACGACAAGTCTCCATTATTGGTTATTGATGGAGATAAGTATGACTTCATGGAAAATCTTGAAGATAGAAAGACGGTCTTACGTCAAATTTACGATAAGTTGTTAGAAGTTGGTTCTATTGATAACGCTAAGCACTTAGAACTAATTGGTGCTTTAACTAATTTACAGCTTACTGACCATGAAGGCGAATATGATGCTGACGATAAGGAAGCAGATTAACTTATAACAAACATATACGCAACAAGGGAACTCTCCCTTATACATATATCGAGGAGGAAAGGTAATGCTTACTTATGAAAAAGATATTAAACCAATTAAAATTACTGCTCGTGAAGCATACAAGCAATCTGTTGAGACTGAAGAATATCTCAATACTTTGAGAGATGTTTACTCAGATATTCAGGGCAATATTAAAGACGGGTATACAAATGCCCATTTCTTTTATGACTCAATGAGCCTAGTAAATCGGGTATATCGTGAGCTGCTTGCCCAAGACTACAACTTAACTCTTGAAAAAGAAAAGACTCGCTATCACTTAACTGCTGACTGGTCTGATGTAGATCTTGACCCTAATAAAAAATACATTTTACCTATGGAAGAAGCAGAGACAACTGACGGTGCATACTATTACGCAGTTCGAGATGGTGGTAAGTGGCAAATTGCGGTTTCCTACAATCCAAGTGAGTTGGAGGCATTTAGATTTACCGTTACCGCCAAAGATATTGAAGACGCACCGGAATGGGTAAAGGCGCTTGAACCTGTGGAGGTAGAAGAATAATGATAAATAAAATAATTGATACTGAAAATTTAAATCTTAAATTATTTGAGTTAGAAACAAAAATTGAGAAGCTACAAAAATTCATTGATTGCGATGATTTTCTAAGTATTTCAACCATTAATCAAATGTTGTTAGCTAATCAAATGGTTGGTATGGCAATGTATAGAGATAGTCTGCATAAACGCATTAAATTAGCAGAAGGCGATAGTGAATATACTGTTCAAGTTTTGCCAAATGATGATGGATTCTTGAATAAAGATATAGGAGATGGCGTCTATTTTCTTTATGATAACGAGGGAGATGGGAAGTATCAAACGCACTTCACCCAATCAGAAATTGATGAAATGAAAACCAACCCATTCTTTGCCGCTATTAATTGGGACGAAGTTAAGATTGAACCAGTAAAGGCGGAGAATTAATGAAGACATTTCGAGGAAGACCAGTACCAACAGGAAATATTGCCTGGCTAACAACAATTAATTTGAAAAACCAAGCACTTATGTCATTCCCAGGTAAAGTTGAGAATATTACCGAACCAATTAAAGGAGTATGCACGATTGACTTTGGGAATGATGGATCATTCACCTGTAAACTTGATGACTTAAACAGTATTACAACAACGCCAATGATGTTGTCTAACATAATGAAAATGTAATAATGGAGGATTTTAGATGGGAGTTAAGAACTTTCCGCTTTATAAAGTAACAGAACATGCCAAGGAACGAATCTTAACAAGATTCAATATCACTAAAACTGAATTTGATGGCTGGATGAGTCGTTTATTATCTCAAGGTGAATTCGTTGAGAAACAGAATAATAATCGTGAAAAGTATCGACTACACGATATTGTGTTTGTCATTGATACACGCCAAAAGCAAGTTATTACTGTTTATTCAGAGAATGAGCATGACGACAATGGATTCAAGGTGAATACTAATCCAGAAGTTAAATCGGCTATTAATGAAGCATTAGATTTATTAGTGAAGCAGAAGAAAGTTCGAACTGCCGGTAAAATCTACGACAATATTCAAGCGATGATGGATTATTGTGAACGAATGAAAAGCCCTCATGTTAATCACCGTTTTGCTGATGTTGCTTGGGAACAGTTGTTGAAAGAATTCAATGAAATTAGGCAAACGCTGGACGGAAGTATGCAGGTTATTTCTGAGGCTAAACAAAAGATTGCGGAGGGGTAAAGGTGAGCAGATCAAGGCGAAGACATCATGAATTCATTTGTATGTTGCAAAAATTAGCAAAGAGAGAAGCCCGAAGTATGGACAATAAAGGACAAGGAACCAACTATGGTTTTGCTAGTTTTGGGAAGTATAGGTACCGTGGGACCGAATATAGAGGAATTCAAAGATACCTATACGAGCTAGAATATGCGTCTCGGAGGTTTGAATATGTTAAGTGACGAAGTAAAAACAACTATGATAAAAATCCAAGCTGGTCAAGATAATTATTTCGACGGGAAGGACATTGATGCAATTGTAAGTACAGTGGCTCAATCCGTTAGGGGCGTAAATGCAGAAATTACTTATACAAAATTAGAAGATCGCCCAAAATGGAAGCGTACAAAACAAGACATGCAACGTGTTTACATTGCCGAGTACACGACCCATGATGATTATGGTTCATTACGTGAGACTGATGTCTTTTCAGAAGAAATAGATGCCTGGGCTTTTATTTTAAAGCAACGTGAAGAAGGGGCAACTGATATTTCTGTTAAACCAAGATTGGTCTATTTAGACAAGGATAGAACGGTGAATTTTGATGAGTGAAACAGTAGTTGAATTATGAGGACCCCGATGATGACTTTAGGGAGATTATTGGCGTGACAACTGATTATCAAACAGCCCTACAATTTGCAGACAAATATGCAAAAGAGCATAAGAGAACAACTTGCTATCTAGTTGGCGAAAAAGATATTTCTATTTATACGTTAGAACTTGACCAATATCATCCACAGCGATCTTTTGAAGTTAAAGATGAAATTATTTATCAAGACAAAGACGGAGAGCTAAAGAGAGTATATGACGATGAAAATTAGCCGGTTGTTTTGCAAACACGACTATAAGTGGTTAGACGACATCTATTACCCCTATTGGGACGGTAGTAACATGTCATAAATCTATCAATGTAGTAAATGTGGAAAACATAAACGAGTGCGTAAGTTAGATTTAAGTAATTATGGCATTGAGCAATCTATTAAAGCGGGACTAAGGTATGAAGAATGAAGTATTGGTAGTTATCACCGCAGCAATATTTTGTTTGCTGGTGTTAGTTAATTCAAGAAGGAAATGGTAAATAAATGGGAACATTTATTGTAAAAGGCGTAGCAAGCTTAGCTATTCCAATTATGATGTCTATTTATATTTGGCAGCAAAAAGATGTTTCTGGAGGGACTCTCTTATGGGCGTGCTTCTGGGAATTGTGTGCGATTGGTACTCTTTTTGGCGGTTAAGAATGATACATATTATTTATGAATGTGGAGGAATACATAAAATGATTAAGAGCAAGACAGTATATTTTTGTGCAGGCTGGTTTACTGAAAAGCAAAACAAAGCATATTCAGAAGCCATGAAAGCCATTGAAAATAATCCAACAGTTGATGTGCCGAACAGCTATGTTCCACTTCAACATCAATACAAGGGATTACGTGTTGATGAACACCCAGAATTACTAGAAGATCGTGAATGGAGTACGGCTACTTATAATGGTGATCGTGTAGGTGTTCAAACATCAGACGTTATCTTAGCTATCTATATTCCCGAAGAAGAAGATGTGGGAATGGGTGTCGAATTAGGAATGGCACGTGCATTAGGTAAGTATAATTTGATTGTGATTCCAGATGAAGACTGGGGTAAGCCAATTAACCTTATGACTTATGGTGTTGGTGACAACTTTATTAAGCTATCTGAATTAGAAAATTATGACTTTAATAAGCCGTCATTCGATTTTTATGATGGAGCTGTCTACTAGATAAAACGGATATTTTAAGAGGGAATTTAATGAGTCGCTTGAAGAAAATAATTACAACCTTAACAGTAATTTTAGTCATTATTGGCTTTTCTTTTTATCTAAGTTCAACTGTACATGCTGATATGATGTCACCATCTAATCCAGCTAGTCCAACAAGCTTAACTAATCCAAGCAACCTAGCGAGTCCTATTAGCCCACTTAATCCTGCTAATCCTGCCTCACCGTTAAATCCAGATAACATAGAACAAGGCGAAGGAGAGCATGAGAATTCTAGTAACCAAATGTCTGATAAAGACGAAAAACTTGGAATTGTTATTATAGGCATTTTTCTTGTAGGAGTAGTTTTTACACTAGTTTTCTTAATCATTCAAGCAAGTTAATAGAAAGGAGAGAGACTTTGAAAAACTTATTTACAAAAATCAAAAACGTATTAGATCAAGAAGCAATTTCAATTAACATGGGTACTGGCAAAAACTTAAATCAATACCACTCATGTGGCAGCAGTATCGTTAATATGAATGGTGTCCGTCTAGAAATGTCTGATGGGATTATTCGCTTATATACTGACGAGGACCATTACAAGATTATTGTAGATGGCGAAGTAGTAAGACGGTAGGTAGATTATGAAAATTATTTTAGTCCAGCCCACTTCAGAAAGTCCATCGTACCTTAAAAGAGATTATTGGGACGTGGTAAATACAGAGAATCCATTAGAGCTCTATCATTTCATAGAAAACTTATCTACTATGTGCTGTGAATACGAGTTTTTTGATTCGTTTCAAGACGCGAAAGATTATCTTTGTGGAATTAACGCTACTAAACATTACAAACAAATGATGTGGGGAAAGCTAGATTATTTGCGGTCAAAAGCAAAAACATTTAATTGGGCGGTGGTGTAATGAGTTACACAGCAATTATTTCATTATTAGTAATATTGGCGTTTTTAGGCGTATCTACTATTGCATATGGTGGTATCAGCCTATTTATTATTGTCCCAATTATCATTGCAACAGGCTTTTTAGTCAAAGAAGTAGGTTAGGAGGTTGTTAATTGTTAGCAACTGAATTCAAACAACGATTAGAACAAATGGCTGGAGGACAGGTCGAGGTTAGTATTTGCGACAATAAAGATGTGCTAATTCGACCAGCAATTAACTTTAATGCGGCTCCACCATTTGTAAAACAGCTATTGTGGGACTATTTAGATACCCCAAGAGAGGAACGGTGATCCTTATAAAAGAGACATTTTATCTAATTAAGGTTGGACAGTTATATGTATGTGGAGTTGATGGTAAGCACTTAACGAGTAGATTTGGTATGAAAGCTTCTAACGTTGAGGTTAATGAAGTATATTTGACACCAAATTTAAACGAAGCATTAATCTTTGAAAAAGATGATCCTTGTTACGAAATTTATTGCCATGCAGCTGCAATGATGAGGACTAAGTTAACTAAAATGGAGCAAGCAGCATAGTAATTATTACACACTTTCTGTATAACTTTTGTTGAATTTATGTTTAGCAAAAGTTATAATAAAAATGTATAAAATAATTATACAAAATAATAACTTTTAAATTAAAAAAGAGTCGCGTTGGTAGCACGACTCAATAGAGTTATCAGCCGTTTCAAAGACGGTGACAAGCTATTAACAACTAAATTATAAACAATAAGTCGTCACACAACTCGCCAAAGTTAATAGGACGGCTTTTTGTTTTACCTACTTTTTGATGTAAGCTAATAAAGCAACAATGAAGCTACCAAACGTTAGCATAAGCATCAAAGCTTGGAAAACACTCAACGGCCAAAATTCTTTCTTTGGATTTCCCTATTAGTCAATAGACATCACCTCGGAGCTAATAAGAATTGTCAGCCACCGTCCATAAAACTTCCGATAATTAAAATTATATCACAAATAATCTTAATAAAAATGATATGTTTAGGATCATTTTATTAAATGCATAAAGACACAATATATAGTATCTATATAGTATCAATTGCTGGATTTATTGCATATAACACAAAATATGGGATCGCATATTGACAAAACATGCAATGGTGTTATGATAAAACCAATAAATTATGAAAGGAGGAAATAATATGCAAGAAGCAAACGTCCTAGGAGCAAGCTTTATGGACAAGTTTGTCTATGCTCACATTTGGGGCTTCGGTATTGTAGCTTTGGTTGTTTTGATGCTATTGCTGGTTTATGTTGGTGTTCGCACTTGGCGTAAGTACCATAGTGTAAGCAAAATTAGCTTAGGAATTACTGCTGGAATCTATTTAGCAATTGTACTTCCATTTTTAATTATTCATTACAAAAACGCGGCTAACTATTACACCATCTTACATCAGATGGGATTATAAATAACAACGACATATAGGAAAGAGAATTCATCCATCTTTTAGGATGAACTTTTTCCTATATGTCGTTGTCGCATTAAAACAAGAATTTTAATGACAGGTTAAAATAAAACTTTCTAACTTCCCCACTCAAGATTCTTCTTGGATAAACAAGTCAAGTAAAGCATTTACCATCTTGAGACTAATAAAAGATCGTCCTCTAACTTTTGCCAGTTGAAGGACGATCTTTTATTAGTTATTGTGATTACGTAACGCCTTTGGTTGAACTAATAAGTCATTTGCTATATTCCTCAACATTTCAATTGTAGGCTTCCTGTTGACTATCTTCGTCATATATCGAGCAGCTGGATGCCAGAATTTTATAGCCGGAATGTTGTTTCCATTTATATCAACAGTTATATAGTCGCCAAATTCAGCTCCTTGTGATTTTCTTTTTCTGTCAAAAGCGTTTTCTACGTAATTGGTTTTTATTAAACTGGGTCAACCACCACTAACTAAAGTTAGTGGCTTGTGAGCCGAAAATCCTCGTGGATTTCAAACCACAATTTGCGTAGATACAGACAACTTATTTGACCAACCGAAATTGTAATCAAACAGCGGTCGTCTAATTACCAACGCCTTTTATGTCCCCAGGTTGCCATAGGGACAGATAAGCTAAGCTAGTTTAGCTATTCCCTTATCAAGAATATTTTTAGCTGCGTTCCAGTCCCGAATATGGGGAATGCCAAAGTTAGGACAAGTCCATTTTCGGTCTTCTCACGTTAGTTTGTCCGTCCCATTAGTGCCCATCACAAAGCCACAATCGCAACCTGTTTGGGAAGTGTTTCTTGGATTTATTGTGCTCAATTGAAGACCCTAAAGCTCTGCTTTATAA